AATACATCCGGCGGCCTGCTTCTGTTGCAGCCACCATTTTTAGATTGTCGTCTAAAAATACATCGCCGTTATTTATTAAACCGTCGTTGTATTTCCTTTGCTCCTCACTTGGCAAATTTCGATAATGGCCATCCATTCCGTGGTAATCGGAGTCAAGATCCTGCAATGAAGCGACATTATAAACCTCTAATAACTTTTCCTGGCGGTCGGCATACGCGGGTCGCTCGTTCGTGTCTTGCGATGTTGAGAGCCCTTCCAGGCGCAAATTGGAAAAACCAGCGTCAACCGTCTGGCCAAACGTGGGCGTAGTTTGTTCAATGTGCCTGACGCCTTCGCTCAGCTCTAGCTTTTTATTGTATTGTCCACCATAGAAGGAACTCATTTACCGGAACCGAGCAGGTCTATATTGAAGAAGCCAGCGCCGCCATAACCGATATACCCCTCCCTCCGGCTTGTTTCGCTAAACTGTGGAGTGTCCTCGTACTTAACGGTGAACTTGCTGCCATCCTTTTTTAAGAGATAGTCCCCGTTTTCTAGGCGCACACAAAACTCGCCGCCAGGTCCCGCAGGCTCTAAGCGCCCTTGGTCCTTATAAATATCAAAAGCCATTTCCGCGTCCGCGTAGTTCGCCGCCTCCATGTCCTTGTGGATTAGCTTTTCGGCCTCTACTGCCTCCTCTACGGTGCTGTATGACGGCCAAACCATGCCGTCGGCTTGTGTGGTTTCTACAAAATCACGCCAGGCCTTAAATTCTTCCGGGTTATCTAAATTGTATTCCTGTCCCGTTTTCGGGTTGTATGTGGCGACCAATGTGGCGCGTCCGTTGTTTAGGAACTCCTCATTGACAACCGCACCCTTAAATGACGTAACTTCGCCGCCTGGCTGCACTTTTGCGCCGCCGCTTGTGGCCACGCCGTCAGACCAGGCAAGAATTTCCTTTGCCCCAAAAACCCCGGCGCTGTTTATAGGCGCCTTATTTACCTCGCGTCTGCTAGTTATCACCGCCGCATCTACAAAATTTTCGGCAGTTAAGTCCTGACGCCAATAATTAAAAGCATCCTGATTAACGTCCCGCCTTGGTGTCGGATACTTAACGCCGTCTATTGAGATCATGCCGCCCGTCGCTACCCGCACCGCCTGGTCTAGCAGGCTGCCGTCGATTACATCATCTGCTGGCAGGCCTTGCTTGTACCTGAGTCCGGCATACGCATCCGCTATGGCATTATCTGCCACGCCTCTGGCGTGAGAGCCATATCCGTTATAAGCCACTGGCCCGATTCGTGAATCAAGCTCGGTTATAAATTTATCGTTGCTTGGGAATTGACCTTTTCCAAGGTTTTTTCGTATATCTCCCCCGGCTATTATTGTTTTTACGTTTGTGCCCGTTGGATCGTCTAGTAACACTCCACCAAGAAACGCCATTGGTGATGCGCCGTTTTTATCCAATGCCTCGAACGTCGCCTGCTGTACTTGCGGATTACTGTCCGAGCTAACTATCTCACGCAGGATCCCGGCCTTTGTGTTTACGTCGCCTTTTGTATAAGCAACACTTAGAGCGTCTATTTGTTCGGCAGGAAACCCTGTTACCGGCCTACCTAACTGCCTGGATAGTATCTCGCCATTCGTTGCGGCCTGTTTGTAAGTGTCCGACTCGTTTAAGCCGCCCTTTATTTCTTCCGTCAAGCCCATGACGTTACCGTAATGAGCCGGGTCGCTTGCAATTAGTTCACCTTGCGCCTTGTGAGTTGCTTTAAGAGCATCCAGCAAAGATTGATCGCCGCCGCTATAGTTTTCCGCTAGGTCTATTTCTCGGGTTTCTATTATTGCCCTTTGCATGTCTGGTGTCAGATTGTGAAAATTGGCTTTAGCCATCCATGACATGACATTTGTATCAATAATATTGCTGCTGTCGCCCGACTCGGCGGCCTTTGCAAACACATCCTCTGCTCGCTCTGGCAATGAGCCCGTTACTGCAAACTCCTTCTGGATCCTATCCACCTCGTCGGTCAGCATTTTGGCGTTCTGTTTGTCCCTCGCCTTGGCCGCTGCCGCTTCTCGGTTTTCCAGTATTACCTGCTGATTGATCTGCCGCTCTATTGCGTTCTGTACAACGCCCAGCTCTTTCGGTGACAGGTCACCAGGCTCATAACCAAGGTCTGCCAGGTCCAGCTTTTTCAAATTCTCCGCAAACGCCAGTCCACCCTCTAGGCCATCCCGATCCATGACACGCGCAAACTGCCCCAGGATCACCTGTTTATCCATTTCCTTGTCTATTGTCAGACCAAGTTCTGCCGTCTTTAATGGACTTAAACCCAAGCCGCCATCTTGCTCCGGCAGGGCCGCATTCCTAAGTGATAGTTGGTATTTTTCGCTCAGTTCGCCCAAAACCTCTGCGTTACCATCATTGGCGGCGTTTAGCAGGTCGGTCCGCTCTTGGTCCAGGTTTGTTAGCAGGGCCGCCTCCTGCACCGCCCGCTCGCGTTTATAAATACGGGCGCTAATTCTCTGGCTGGCGCCCATGCTTATGGAATCCACCTGGTTCTTAATCATCCCATGCAGGCGAGGATCTGCGGTTTTCATAACTCCGCTATAGGCCCCTTCTACCGCCGCGTTATAACCATCCAGGTCCTCCGAGTTTAGAAGTTCCTGCTCGCCCACAACCTGGCGAATGTCTATTTGAAGCTCGGCCTGGTAGGCATCGACCGCAGACTTATTGAATGCCGCGCTTGCAACTGAATCACCTTCCTGCAATGTCGGCGGCGTATAGGCGCCCATCGAACCTGCGGCCAGGCCCTTTTCTGCGCTATCTCGCGCCGTTGCTTGTGTTAGGTTTTTTGTTATGCTCCGACGTCCAGCGGCCAGGCGCACCTCTAACCCTTGCCACATCTGCGCCTCGCTTGGGTTTGCGGCTATTGCTTGCGGGCTTGGATCGAACTCTAAGCGTTTTGCTTTTGGAGGCATATTATTCTCATTATTTCGGGCTTGGCGGACCGACAAAATTAGGGCTGTTAGGATTTCCTGACCCCTGCGGCCCGTCGGAAGGTGTTCCGCCTATCGAGTAAGCATCCATTCCTGCGCCCGCAATCGTTGACACCATAGAAATTCTTGACGTTTGCTGTGCTGTCCTGGTGTTTAGGTCCAACGCCTTGTTATAGGCCGATGCGCTGGCCTGATCTGTGGCGATACCCAGCTCGCTGTTATAGATTGACTCAGCGGCCATATTGCCGAAAGAGCCCTCGGTAGCACGAACGCCACCAGCTCCGGCCTTGTTGTTCTGCGAGGCCAGCGCGGTCAATAGGCGTTTTCTGCGCTGTATTTCCCGGCTGTTTGTTTCGAGCTCGGCGGATGTTTTCTTTTGCTCGTTTGCAGCCTTCACGGCGCTTGCCTGCTGTTTTTGACTGTAAACCGTGGCCGCTGTGGAAACCGCCAAAGACGCCCACCAAACCCACACTGGAACTGCTGCTTGCGCCACCTTTAGCCTCCTATCTCATGCTCTATAATGATCCCTAGTATAGTCATAGGCTCGGGCTCATTGTGTAATATGGTCACTGTTGGCGATTGAAGCCACTCACTATCGCCAGGCTCATAATTATAGAATCCGGTTTTACCTGTTGGCACTGTGTCCAGGTTGTCCACGTTAAGCTCTCGGAGTGACTGCTTGGCGCCGTTGATAGAAATGCCCGCGGTATCCGATGACTGCACTTGAACCTTAACAATTCGCTTAAAGTCGCCCATCGTCGTGCCGGTTTTGGTCGGAAACGCGGGTGGCATTGTCTCGGCCTTCGCCTCAAACGGCAGGCCAACCTCCACAACGGTCCCACGGCTGTCCAGTGTAATGGCCCCGTTGGACACCGTCTTATCTACGCGCCTGGCCCCGTCTACCTTAACCTGAACAACCTTCCCGTTAAGATGTGAAAGGCCCGTGACGGTCTTCCCTGGTGACGCCAGCGTGATAGTTACCTGACTGTCCAAAAAAACGTCGTCTGAAAGTTGTTCTATATAGTATTTATCTTCCCCATTAATCCTCCTTTTTACCAGGATATAGACTTCATCATCCACTACTGCAACGGATCTGATCTTGCCATCTGTAGACCACGGCACCCAGGCCACGATCTCATACTCCGCACTTAACAATAAAACCGCCATCGTGCCGTCGCCGTTTACAACATAAACATAGTTAGAATCATCCCGCGTTGTGCCTTTTAAGGCCGCCATATCAATTGGATCGTTAAATATTTCCGGCGTGAGAGCCGACAGGTTTTGTGAGATAAAGGACTCTTTTAGTAGGTCATAAGTTAACTGCCGGACCTGTTTGCCACGGCGCTGTATAAATATGGATGATCCGTCAATTCGCACCGGGCGCACCCTAGACGAACCCCACTCAGTTTGTAATGGTGCCGTCGCCTCGGGCGTCAGAATATCCTCCAGCACAGCGTGCTCGCCACCCGTTGAGTACAGTTCCAACCTGCGGCCTGGCACAACCGCCTGGACAGCATTGACCTGGTCTGTGTCCAGAACAGTGAAAATGCCCTCGTCTTCGTAAGCGGACCCAAGCCCCAGGTTATACAGGTCGTTTGTCACAGAACCCAGGAAGGCCGTCGGTTTGTCCCGAAGCCCACCAAGAATAAGGCGCCCGCCAAAAAAGCACGCCGTCGAAGCCCATCCTCTGGTCGCCGACATAATTGGCTCTCGTCGTGTGCTGCCCGTGCTGGTTCTCACCGTTGTTACCGTAATACCGTCTGTAGTAGATCCCAGCCGGATAAGCTGCCAAGGTTGTGCGCTCTCGGCGGAAAATGTCACGTCGAAAACGTCAGACGAAACATACGCCACAGAAATCCCGTTCGCCGTTAGGCCCTGTATTCTAGAGGCGCCGATGTATGGCGCTCGTGTTGCCAGCCTGATTGTAGCTGACATGGTCATGCTTCTTGAATTTGGCGGGGCTGATCGACCAACTCGGCCACCTGTTAGGCCTACTTTGAGCGCCTTCTCTATGGCGTCGGCCATGGCTGCGCCGTTGCTGGTGTACCATATATCACCAGCAACATAGGCATTATCCACTAGCAGGCTAAAAGCACCCGACTTTGTGCCGCCCAAAGTTATGCGCTGAACCTCGTCTGCTGCTGTTGGGCTCGAAGGATCGAAAAAATCTCCCAGGGGTATGTTTTGAAAATCAAATTCCTCAAGCGTCCAGGCTGTATGGGATGTACCGCGCACCAGGCGGCGCTGCTTCAGTTGCGGATGAAAGATAAACATGGTATCCGCAGACTGCGTATAACCAATTCTTCGGGCTCTTGTCGTGCCCCAGGGCGCCCCTTCGCCCGCTCCGGTTTTTGTTGCTTGCAGCACGCCGTCCTTATAAACGCGGAGATTCTCGTCAGAAAAAGCAATAAGATAGCGTTGCTCCGTATTAAATTGGAACGGCGCAAGTTTCCCGTCGCTTGGGATCTCTGCAATTATCTTTGTGCCGGGGCGCCGACTGAATCCGCCCTGGATTAATATACGAATGTTATTGGCTGATTTTAACCCGTTAAAATACTGCTGTAGGTCCATTCTGGACGCCAGGCGAGGGTCTAAAACTCCCGATGTGAATTTGGACTGTAGCGGGTTTACTGTAGCCACTAGCCTCTGACCAGTATAATGTCCGGCGTTGGCGGCATTTCCGGAGGCCTTCCGGATGCGTCTGCTTGGATAGCGGACGCAATTAAGCCGTTATCCCTGGCGTTACCATATAGCGCCGTGTGCAGCGTGGCCGTGTCGCTCTTAACTCCCGTTACCGGCTTGGCCATGCGAAGGGCCAAAAGATGTGTCAGCGCCGGAACGTAATAGGGCGGAAGATACTCCTCGCTTACCCTATAGATAAAATCCACCTCCATCGTGGTGTTATTAGTGAAAACCTTATCCTCATATATCTCATATTCAGCCCGAGGATAAACACCTTTGAGCTTTAATAATTTCGGATCCGACGGGAGTTGAAAGGCATTTTGCCACTTATGGTTCGGCTTGCCAGCAAGCAACGCTAGAGAACGCTGCGCACTGGCAAACCGCCAATAGTGATTTACATTTGTTAGAAGTTCCCTATAGATGTCCTCATACATAGCAAACCCGGTAGTGGCTGCCTTGCCTGGATCATCTATTGACACAATGACCTTAGAGCCCAACAAAAGGGCCGCCGAAGAAACTATGCTGATCTTTGAAGCCATCAAAAAATCCTAAAAATTGGACCAGCGCCAACGGGGTTAACCGCCGACGCCGGTCCTAGAGGGCCACCAAAGCCACAAGTTTAACGCGAGTCAGTTATTGTTACCGCAGTCTGATCTGTGGTATCTACCACTCCAGCCGCGTTAGTAATTACAACAACGATTGCCGCATCTGCCAGTGCCTCATTACTGAGGCCCAAGTTGGTCACAATAGTAACGAAAATGGTGTCGCCAATTTGTGCCGTGCTCGCTATAGATTGCCCGTCTGTGGTGCCGCCAAAGTATCCGGCGGCGTCCACGACGGTAATAGCGTCCTGGGTTTTGTATGTAAACAAACCAGGGGCATTGGGACCGCCGCCTGCTCTGCTCATTAAGTCACGATTAAAAGCCATGCTGTTCTCCTCGAACAATAAATATAAGGCTATAAGATGCTTACGCTTCTTTAGTCTGGATTTTTACCACGCCATTAGGATCACGAACTACCGACCCAGCCTTTAGGATTGCGTTACACAACCAAGAGGTACGAGTAGGAATCCAATCCACGGAAGTCTGGATATTTATGCCACGCGCCAGGCCTACAGCCTTGTCGTGATAAGCGTATCCGTCTCGGATTGTGGCCGTAATTGTCAAACCGTCCTCGTCCCGAGCCTCAATGATGTGCGGCATTAAGCCAACGAAACTATTCATTTCGCCGTTTACCAAAGCCTTAACTGTATTGTAGTCAGAACTTTGCACCTTAGTCTCGCCCAGCATTGCCTCCAGGCCTGCGGCAGTCATAAGAATATGACGACCCGAGCCAGGCACACCTTTATCATTTAAATAGCGAGAAGTACGCTGCCACTTTTCGATGTTGTGGTCTGTATCAGCTCCGCCAATGTCTTTGGTTACTGTGCCTGCATAGGTTGCGCTGGCGTCCAAAGCATCAATAATGAGCTGATCCTCACGACGTCCGATAGAACCGGCCAATACCTCGGCAAGCTCGCTCTTTTCGTCAAAGTTAACTGTCGCAGCGTCAAAAATATCTGTGTACTCTGGCGCGTTCCAGTTTTCAAGGACCGCAGGGATCAATGTATGGGTAATGCCCATTGGAGAGACTTCTTCAGAAGTACCCTTCTTGTTGGCCAAGCCCTTACCGATTTTGCGGAAGTGATAAGTAGATCCTACGACGTTGTCGCGGGTTGTTACTGTTGAAGCCAGGCCGCCCATGCCCTGATAGGTCTGCTTTACATCGCTATCAAACTGCTGAGAAGCTGCTCCGGATAAAAATTTAGACATTTTAATGTCTCCAGAATGAGTTAATAAGAATTATGTTTATCGACTCGGTGCTCCTTTCGGGCCTTGTCTGGATCTTTTAGCGGGCCCTTTCGGGTGCTCCGCTCCAATCGTTAGGATGACTTTAACAAAATGCTAAAGCCACCCCGGCGCGTTGGCCATTTTTGGTTTATCCGATAACCTGGCGATTTGGACCAGCGCCGTAATAATCCTTAAATGCCTGGTCAACCTGCTTGCGATAGGCCGGATCTGTTTCAACCAGGCGCTTGCCGCTTTTCTCGTCCAGCTTGCCATTCATGCTGTCGAGCTCGTCCCTCGACATGCCTGGGCCTGCGGGCGTGTTAAAGTTTGGAAGGTTTACCGTCTTGGCTGCTCCCATTAGATGCTGCACAAACTTTGCTGTTGAGGCCGACACAACCGCGTCCCGATACCCTTGCAGCAAAGCCTCCTTATCGGCGGCGGGCAATTCACTAATGCTGTTCTCAAATGCCGTTGTCATTACACCAATCTGCCGCTCGCCATCGTCGCCTAGTTTTGCAATTTCCGCTACCCGTTGATCTTCTGGCGTCGTCTGATTCTGTAGGCCAGCGAGTTGGCTGCCAACCTGCAAAGTCATGAGCTCTTCATATAGTTCCTGGCTCATATTGTGTTTTTTTGCAATCTCGGAAAACTGCTCCACCAGGGTTTCGTCCGACTCCATGCCAGAGCCTTCCGGAAACATTGTGTCTGGGATCGTGTACTCGTCCGGGGCCCCTGCAAAAGAGCCTAGCTTGCTCTCCAGTGTGTTATGCCGCTCCAGCATGGCCGGTGCGTTTATTGTCTTGGTTTCGTTATTCCAGTATTTTTCCGGCAGGTTTGATGGCCGCCCCGTGCTTGGGTCTGCCTCGCCAAACGCCTCGGGGTTATAG